AGACATTGGTCGCCAGCAGAGAAGTGGTGGTCAGGAGATCCTCAATATGAGAAACCGTATGTATGACACAGGTCGTATGAACAACCTCTCCCCAATTGAGAAGCAAATGGTTGGTCCAGGTTTGGGTGTTGGTGCGGATACCCCAGCTCAAGGTGGTTTCCAACAATTGTTCCGCGTCAACCCAATCAATGTTGGTGAGTACCGTCTCACGACACTTCCAGGCCGCTCGGGTCCAGCTGCGGATACTACAGGTGGTCGCGCCGCCGTTGTTGGTGAATTGACTCACAACAAACCAGAGACGACTGCGTACCTTCCCTCTCGTCTCCCCACAATGGCAGGGCGTGCCCAAGGTATGTCTGGTGCGATACCAAGAGCCAGTCACCAGAAGACGATGCGAACCACAAACCGTTCAGAGACTGGTCAGCGTTCAGATGGCCTTGGTTACAATGGCGCCAAGCGATTTGTTTCAGCCCAGACGATGCCACAAGATCCAACCCGCTTCAAGAGTGATCGCAATGATACGCAGTTCGCATACGCGAGCCACGCGGCGCCAGGTATCACCAACTTCAGTGGCGCCTACGCGACGAGTGCGGCTGCCCAAATTACCACGAAGAATAACGAGGAATTGATGAAGTATGGTTTCCGTCCAGAGGATCGCAGAGGTAAGGCGAACCGTATGGGTAACGCAGGCCGAATGAATGTTCGGGAGAGTGCCCTCAAGCAAGGTGGTGTTCTCACGGCGGTTCGCGCGGACAGTACCCGCATTGATGGACGCACCGGTCCAGCGAATGGGGGGTGGACTCAAAACTATCAACAGAAGCCCTTCCACCAATTCAACGCGTACAAGGGCCACGAAAACCCCAACTCACGAAACTTGGACATTGCGAAGAGACAACTCCAGAACAACCCATTGGCGCACCACATTGGTTAAATAATTTATACCATTTTATAGACAAAAACAATCATTAAAATATTGTACCTGTATTTTAATGAAGGTTCATACCCTTGACATAGACAGTAGTGAGAGATACACAAACGTGTACCCTTATGCGAATACCTATGTCGTGACCCTAAAAGAGCCAATTTATGATGTCACCAAAATCACATTGGTCTCCGCTCGCATTCCAACGCCACAGTTACATATTTGTGAGACAAATAAGACTTTTAGTGTGAATGGCTCTGATATTACATTGGACGCAAACAACTATACGAGTGGTACAACTATGGCGTCGGAACTTGAACGTCAGTTATTTCCATCTTCTCCCATAGATCAGGTATCATTTGATGAATATAGAAGTACTCTCACATTTTCAAATACACTTGGTACACACGACTTTACATTTGAATTCTTTGATGGGACACACGGGTACGTGAATGGTACCAACTTGACTACACCACACCAAGTTTTAGGGTTCTCATCCAATAATCAATCGTCATCAGGCTACACTCTTACAACTGGCGCCATTAATCTTAATGGACCAAACTCCATCATTTTGAGACTCACAAGTGGTTCGGATGAATTTACGAAAACAATTTACTCCAAGACACCGTTTTATACAGGTCACATTCTATTGAATGGATCGGACACTGTGAATTATAGTCACGCGGATGATCCACTCAATCACGAGTTCTACAAGGGGCCACAAAAGTTTATTAGGGATCTACGCGTTGAATTCTTCTATATGAGTCACGGGCGCTTGATTCCATATGACTTTAGAGGTCAGGATCACATGTTGAAGTTTGAAATTACAGGGTCTACCGACAAGTTGGAGGGTCTACCAAAGGTTCCCCTCGATGTTGTCAAGAAGGAGTTACCGCCGCCAATAAGTATCCCCGAAGTTCTGGTGGATTCTTATAGATGGAAAGAGTACATCTCTATTGGAGTGATCGTATGTATTGGAATGGTTCTCCTGCTGCTTATGAAGCGACGCCCAAAACTTAGCGAGTAATCGCGAAGACTGGTTGCGCTGGCTTGGAGACACGGGTGGAGATGCTGGAGATCACCATGTAGACCGCAATGGACAACAAGGTGGTGAGGATCGCGGTGAGCGTGTACTGGGTACCACCGTTCTTTGGCACCTTGATCACTTGTTGGATGACCCATCGGACCAAGTCCATCCAGCTCATCGCGGCAGCGAAGGAGAAGCCCGCAACAATGGCGTTGAGGGATTGGGTTTCCAATTCTTGGGTAACAAGGTTAACAGTCTTGAGAGCTTGGGCGGTCATGTCAGCCATTGTGAGAGTTTTATAGTATTGACATAGAAAATTATTTACTCTGGTAACAGCTCCTCCTTCTGGATAATTTTTTTATATTTTGTTTTCCTGACTATATTTGACTTTGCGAAAATTTGTTCCTCCTCGTCATCGGAATCTCCATCGGTACTACTGTCTTCATCCCCAGTAGCCTTGAATGATTTATATTCAGAAATTGTCCAACCCTCCGGAACCGATGTACTCATTACTATTAATAGCATTTTTTAACATCTCTTCTACCGGACTTTGTGGAATCCATTGATCCCAACGATCATAGGCTTCATTCATCTGCCTAAAGGTTGTGTCATCACCAGAGTATTTCTCAAATGGGGGGCAGTCTTCGGGTTCAACTTCTTCTAAATCCTCTTCGTCTGAGGAATCAGAATCATATACCTCGGGGTAGAGAGATCCAATATTTTGACCGACTGTGTACATCGCACAATACTTAATTGCGTATTCCATATCTTCTGGGAGCACCGTGTCACGCCCACACGCTTTGGAATATTCAGCCGCCAAGACCATACTTCTCTCAAGGACTGGGAGAAGGATACCAATGAGAGCGTTCTGTTGGGACTCCTCGTAGTCCCCGGAAGATTCACCAAATCCAGTTTTCATCATCTGTATTAATATTTCAAATCAAAAAGAGTTTGGGCAGTTCCCTCACTTACGCGAAGAATGTTGTGACTGAGAGCGTATACTCGGACTTGTCGTGCATAATCTGCACAGGGGGTTAGACTTAGGTTGAGTATTTGTTCTTTTACGAGACTGAAATTGATTTGTCCTGTGGGATACCACTTTTCGGGTTCAAGGGCAAAACTGTAGGAATAGAACCGTCTGATGAGTTGTGTCTTGGAGTGATGGATAGCTGCTTGAACCGCCTTGAGGAATATAACACCCCCTGTGTCTTGTGTAATTATTGGTTGTCCATCAAGGTCAAGTGTGAGATAGTCTAAATTTTCATACAGGATATACTTACCACCCGTGTCTGCGAGGGTGTTATCATAGTCAAATGGTGTTATGAATTCCCCCTCGGCTGTGCCCACATCACCCTTTCTCTGAATCACAAAGTAGAGTTCTTTTACAGGATTGTAAAAGTCCAACTTGAATTCAGCCTCCTGTGTGGCTTGAGCTACATCAAAGATGTTTTGTTGAATTTGTGTGATGACATAGTCCCTCTTGTCATTCTCCACTTTGAGTCTCTCACAGGGATCGAGAAAGATAACTTCCGCACAGAGACTACAATTCTTAAGATGAATACTTCCAGGTGTCACGGGTTGAAGTGAACCATCAGTACCTTTTATGATGAGGTGATCGTGGTTACGTAGTTTGATCTCAACTTCAACTTCTTGCCTTTTGATGGCACATATGGGTATAGCCAACTCTGGATTGTTGTAAAAATAGAATGGGAGGTCTACAAAGAATTCATCCTCTTCATCTGCCTGTCCAATTGAACCCAAGATATCCTTGTCTGAAACTCTTGTATCAATTGTCCGTTCTGGATACTTTCCAATGAGTTGTTTGAGAGCTCTCTGCTTTGTTTGTGTCACACAGTGTTCTGAATATATCTGAAGATAGTCACTCGTAAGTCTCTGTATAATCTTACCACCCACAATGAGATCTACATATTCAATGAGGGCGTGTCCAATAGATTCTATAAATCTTGGATCTGTGTAAAGCACCGTAGAAATTGTGGGTAACGTCATCTTCACACTGAGTGTCATCAACAAGTCTCCAACATTTTGAGCCACCTTAAACTTAGCTTTACCACCAAAATCCGGAACAGTTTCTGAATCTATGTCTACATATTCTCTTGCAAAGTTTGAATGCTTCTTAAAACTTTGCAAAAAGTATGTATAGTCTGGGTCTATCGTAAAAAACCTGTCTTGAGCACCAGATGCCAAGAGCTGAACAACACCAGCCATTACTATTATAGCATTCTAAAATTTTAAACCAGCTAAACCACTTTCAATGCGAAGTATATTGTAATTCACGGCGTATACTCTGGTATTATTGTCATCACTATCATTGATTGGGTTTATGTGTACCGTAAGGAGTTTATGAAAGATGCGGCTCATATTGACTTGTCCAGTTGGGTAGTATTCTTCTGGTTTGAGGGCAAAGCTGTACATCCCAAACTCTGATTGTTTATAGTCTGTTCCTGGTACATACTCGGGTGGACTAATGTGATGTTTGAGAGCTTGTTCATATACAATGAACTTTCTACCTCTATCAAAAACAATTTCATTATTGAATTGAAGTTTCACATTTGTGAGTATATTATATCTATTTGGGTAATTTGCCCTCACCGCTGCTTCAGACTGTGAGACGAAGAAGAGTTCCCTCACTGGATGTGAAAAGTTGACCATCACTGATTTTGTATTTTCACCAGCCTTCATCACAAAGTTTGACATCTGAACTTGAGTGACAACATAGTCAAGTGGTTTGGACATCATATAGTTCCTCTCATTGTCAGTCAAAAAGACAAACTCGGTATCAAGGGAAAACTTTTTAAGATTTGCCGTAGCATTTTCTGGGGTAGCACCACTCACAAGTTGTGCGAGAGGTCTCAATTGTATCCGAACTTCAACCATTTGTTTCGTGAGAGCACACGTTGGTATGGCGAGGCTTGGATTACGGTAAAAATAGAATGGAAGATCCATAAAATATGTGTAGTCACCTGTGTGCCCGAGTGTTCGGCCGTGACTATTTAGGAAATAGACCGTCTGATCTATGTCATCATCTGTATTGTGGAGTTGTTGGTGGATATAGATGTACTCACCCGTAATCTTTTGAACCGTCTGACCACCAATGAGAAGCTCAGCACTTTCCACGAGATGTGATATGACAGATGGACACCATTCATATCCAGACGAGGGATCATCAAGTGTGACTTTGATCGTCATATTTTTAATCAGGTCACCCCTATCATTTGGAACACGACAGGTAATAGTTTTACCAAATGTTATGTCTCCATCAAATTGACTCTCAATATAGTTGATGGCAAACTTTGTATGTCTTCTAAAATTCATCAGGAAATATGAAAATTGTGGATCTCCTGTGAGCCATTGATCTTGAAGTCCAGTGGCAGCAAGTCTCAAGCGACCTGACATTCCTATAGTATGTGAGTAAAATTTTGCTAAATAAAACGGGACACTACTGTAGAATGAATCTTCAATTGAAGAAATTCAAACCTGAGAATATGTCAGATGATCGGGTGTGTGTGTTTATTGGAAAGCGAAACACGGGTAAGTCGACGCTGGTCAAGGATATTATGTTCCATAAGAAACATATACCAGCAGGGATAGTCCTATCAGGTACAGAAGAGGGGAATCACTTTTATGGTGAATTTATTCCAGACCTCTTTGTGTATGGTGAGTATGATAGAGATGCTATAGAGCGGGTTATTTCCAGACAGAGGAAGATAGTAGGGACACGGGGTAAGAGTATATATAATGGTGCCTTCATGCTCCTTGATGATTGTATGTATGACTCAAAGTTTCTCAAAGACACCTGTATTCGCCAATGTTTTATGAATGGTAGGCACTACAATATCTTCTTTATGCTTACAATGCAGTATGTCATGGACTTGCCTCCAGCATTGAGAGCCAATGTTGACTACGTGTTTATACTCAGGGAGAATATCATCCAGAATAGAGAGAAGTTGTATAAATCATTCTTTGGCATCTTCCCCAGCTTTGATATGTTTTCAAAAGTGATGGATGCTTGTACGGAAAACTATGAGTGCCTCGTATTAGACAATACTGTAAAGTCTAATAAGATCACTGATTGTGTATTTTGGTACAAGGCTAAAGTGAGGACTGGGTTTAGAGTTGGAAGCCCAAACCTTTGGAAACTTCACAGTAAGATGTACAATCCAAAGTATTTGGATCAGAAGGAGGATGACGCCAAGAAAGCCACCAAGAAGACTAATCTTAAGATTACAAAGACGAGATGATGAAGAGAAACTCTGTAACTTTTTTAGGACGATTTTGTAGATTACGCCCACCCTTATAGCAACTATAGTCAATCTCAATTTTTTCATATGTGTAGGGTCTAAGGATGTCTTCCCATTCATTTGGGGTAATGAACCCCTCGTTGTTGTAGGACACCAAGGTATATTTAGCTTTCTCAGTCGCGAGCCTCAAGGTACGTTCCATAGCTTCCCTAATTTTGTTCTTATAATTGTACTGACTTTTGTTCCAATCCCCAGGGATACCTGATACTTTTGAAATTGTATGAGGCCTCTCATTGGTACAAATAAGGTTAAGCATAAAATAGTTTGATCCATATGGATGTTGATTATAGGGTGGATCCAAATAAATGAGATCCACTTTGGGGAGTTCCCCCAAGAAGTCGCAGGCATCTTGACGCTTCACCTCAACTTCCCGAGCAGGTTCAAACCACACGGGGCATTCAACTTCAATCCTCTTCGTGATTCTGTCCAGGGCGTGTCCACCTTTACCACCCCAACCACCTTTATGAAACCCCTTGAAAACCCCAGACGTATTTGTGTGAATACTCGCCTTTACAAGGAGTGGCCCGAGGCAGTATGCTTTGAGATATTCGGGAACATGCTTCTCAATGTAATCTATCATAGCATCAATACGTTTAGCATTTTCGGGGGTATAAAACCATCTAT